TCTCTGGACCTTGAAAAGATGCATTTGATGGTTGAGGAGGCATGTATTGATCTTGCAAATGTCTCTGCTAGTCAGGTAGAAATGCAATCAGGTATCCAGTTTTATGATGGTATTACTACTGATGAGATTCAGGAGATCTTGATTAAAAGCGCTAGTGACTTAATTGATCTGGAACATCCTAACTATCAGTTTGTCGCAGCTAGACTCCTTCTGTTCTCATTAAGGAAACAGATGTATGGGCTTATAAGGGATATGCCTGATCTTATCGACCATATTACTGAGAAATGTTACTCTGGTGTATATGATAAAGAGATCTTCACAAAGTATTCAGAAGAAGAAATTAAAAAGATTGGTCATTGGGTCAATCATGATCGTGATTTTTTGTTCACATATGCTGGTTTGAGACAGGTTGTGGATAAATACTTAGTACAAGATAGAAGTTCGGGAAAAGTATACGAAACTCCGCAATTCATGTATATGATGATCGCTTTGACTATATTTCAGGAGTATCCTAAAGAAACACGTCTGAGTTATGTAAAGAGATACTATGATGCAATCAGCAAACACCGACTCAACATCCCAACACCAATCATGGCAGGGGTCAGAACGCCTCTCCGGCAGTTTGCGAGTTGCGTTCTCATTGATGTTGATGACACCCTGGATAGTATTTTTAGTTCTGATATGGCCATCGGTCGTTATGTTGCACAAAGGGCTGGAATTGGTATCAACGCAGGGAGGATCCGTGGTATCAACAGTAAAATCCGAGGTGGAGAAGTTCAACACACTGGCGTTGTTCCTTTCCTTAAAAAGTTTGAATCAACTGTACGATGCTGTACGCAAAACGGAATCCGAGGAGGATCAGCAACCGTTCACTTCCCAATCTGGCACCAAGAAATAGAAGACATCCTAGTTCTTAAGAACAATAAGGGTACAGAAGACAATCGAGTGAGGAAACTTGACTACTCAATCCAACTATCAAAGATTTTCTACGAACGTTTCATTGCAGATGGAGAGATTAGCTTATTCTCACCGCACGACGTACCAGGTCTGTATGATGCTTTTGGTACTGATACATTTGACGATCTCTATGTACGTTATGAATCAGATGAGCTTACTCCAAAGAAAACTATCGGGGCACAGAAACTCTTCCTTGATTTACTAAAGGAGAGAGCGGAGACTGGTCGTATCTACATTATGAACATCGACCATTGTAATAGTCACTCCTCCTTTAAAGATAAAGTGTATATGAGTAACTTGTGTCAGGAGATTACTCTACCAACATATCCACTGAATCATATTGATGACTTGAGTGGTGAGATTGCCCTCTGTATTTTGTCAGCTGTCAATGTCGGTAAGATCAAATCCGATGAGGAACTGGAGGACCTCTGTGACCTCTCTGTGAGGTCCCTGGATGAGTTGATTGATTATCAAGATTACCCAATTAAGGCAGCGGAGATTGCGACCAAGTCAAGACGTTCTCTCGGAATTGGATTCATTGGTCTGGCTCACTACTTGGCTAAACTGGGATTTAAGTATGGTGAGCAGGAAGCTTGGGACGCGGTACATCAACTCTCTGAGTCTTTCCAATACTATCTACTAAAGTCATCCAATAACTTAGCTAAGGAGAAAGGACATTGTGAATACTTTGGACGTACCAAATATGGCGATGGTATCTTACCAATTGATACATACAAACAGGAAGTAGACGAAATTACACCACAGGAGTTGCAACATGATTGGAAGTCTCTTAGGGCATCTATCAATGAGTTCGGTCTCAGGCACTCAACATTGTCCGCACAAATGCCATCGGAAAGCAGTTCCGTTGTGTCAAATGCAACCAATGGAATCGAACCTCCTAGAGACTACTTGTCCATTAAGAAATCCAAGAAGGGTCCTCTTAAACAAATTGTTCCCTCTTTCGGAACTTTGAAAAACAACTACACTCTTCTGTGGGAGATGGAAAGTAATGAAGGTTACATCAAAATTGTAGCAGTTATGCAGAAGTTCTTTGATCAAGCTATATCTGGAAATTGGTCGTACAATCCTGAACATTATCCAGATAATGAGGTCCCCGTGTCACAAATGGCAAGTGATCTATTGACTACATATAAGTATGGATGGAAGACCTCTTACTATCAAAATACAAATGACCTCAAGACTGATGAGGTAGAGGAAGAGGATACCAGAACTAAATTAGATTCATTGTTAACAGAATTAGAACAAACCGAGGAGGGAGAGTGTGAATCCTGTGCAGTTTAGAGTGTCATCAGAAGTGAATAACGTGAAAAAGATTGAGGGCATGACTGTCTTCAATACAGAACAGGTCAATACAAAGAAACAACCAATGTTCTTTGGTAAACCATTGGGTGTCCAAAGATATGATTCTTATAAGTATCCCATCTTTGATAAACTGACAACTCAACAGCTAGGTTACTTCTGGAGACCCGAGGAGGTCTCCCTACAGAAAGATCGTGGTGACTATCAATTACTGCGTCCAGAACAAAAACACATCTATACTTCTAATCTGAAGTATCAGATCATGTTGGATTCTATTCAGGGTCGTGGTCCTGGTATGGCATTTATTCCTTACTGTTCCTTACCTGAACTGGAAGCCTGTATGGAGGTTTGGGGATTTATGGAGATGATCCATAGTCGTTCCTATACTTATATTATCAAGAACATATATGCAGACCCGTCAGAGATCTTTGATACGATTGTTACTGATCCACGTATTCTAGAACGTGCTTCGAGTGTAACAGAATCTTATGACGACTTCATTAGAAGTGCACATGAATGGGGTGCTGGTCATATGTGGCAGGAAGATTGGAAAGATTCACCGTCTGCACGTTGGTCTCGTCTTGATGTCAAACGAAAACTTTATAGAGCAGTAGCGAATGTCAACATACTGGAAGGTATTCGTTTTTATGTTTCTTTTGCTTGTAGTTTCGCCTTCGGTGAACTCAAACTTATGGAAGGATCAGCTAAAATTATCTCCCTTATTGCAAGAGACGAGAACCAACATCTCGCCATCACTCAAAACATTCTGAACAAGTGGAAACAGGGTGATGATCCCGAGATGAAACAGATCGCCAAGGAAGAAGAAGAGTGGGTTTATGCCATGTATGACAGGGCAGTAAACGAGGAGAAAAGATGGGCTGACTACCTATTCAAAGATGGATCAATGATTGGTCTGAATGATACTCTCTTGAAACAGTATGTTGAGTGGACAGCCAATCGCAGACTGAAGTCACTTGGTATGAAACCTGTATATGATATTCCTGCAAAGAATAATCCACTACCATGGACTCAACATTGGATCTCTTCTAAAGGACTCCAAGTAGCACCACAGGAAACAGAGGTAGAGAGTTATGTTGTTGGAGGAATCAAACAAGATGTCAAAAAAGACACCTTCTCAGGATTCAAACTTTGAAGATATCTGGTGGGAAATGGAGGATATTGAACCTCTTACTCCCCCAGTGAAAGCAAAAAAGATAGACGATTGGTGGTTCCATGAGGAGCCACTAAATATGGTAGATGAAAATTTGTCATGTGGAAGAAAATCAAGAGTACCCTGAGTACCCCAATCCCTGGAGATATAGTGGCGTTCCTTTTGACGGGAGCCTTATTCGGGACTTTCACGGTTTTGTGTATAACATTACCAATCTCAAGAACCAACGACAGTACATTGGGAGAAAGTATTTTTGGCAACGAAGAAAGCCTAGACCTACAACTAGTAATCCCAAACCAAGGAGAGTTACGTCTGAAAGTGACTGGAGAGAATACTACGGTAGTTGTCCAGAGCTTAAAGAAGATGTTAAGCGGTTCGGAAAGGAATCCTTTAGAAGAACTATACTAAGCCTACATAAAACTCCTGGGAAAGTTAACTACGAAGAGACCCGTCAGTTATTTTTGAATAATGTACTGACAGAGGGCTTGACAGATGGGACCCCCACCTACTACAATAGTAACGTCCTAGGCAGGTACTACAAGAAAGATTATTATGATTTTGGAAACGATTCTGGCACTTAGCGCCATCGATTATGACCACCTTGCCAGAGCGGTCTCCGTTGAAGCGAAACTCAACACTATGGATGAGTACTGTGTGGCAGTATCTATTCTTAATCGTGTTAGATCACCTCACTACCCCAACACTGTTGCTAATGTAGTATATGCTCCTGGTCAGTATCAAGGATTTGATTATCAGAGACCTGTTGCTCCTACTGATATGGTAAATAAATTTAAATCTAAACTTGGTCTTTCTAAACTCCTACAAGCATATAGCATCATTGGAGATAGGACTGACTTTAAAGGACAAAGAATGCTACCATATCGTGTGGTAGAAGAAGACCCAATGTGTGATCGAAAAGGTAACTTCTTTCACTATCATTGGCAAACATGACCTATCCAGCATCAATGATATGTCCTTATGATGAATGGTTTAGTGAACCTATTATGACAGAAACACAAATGGAGTATATGAAATTGTATAGTGTTCAGAAAGAAGGAGATGATATTATCGTTAACATGGACGGTGGAGTTGGTGGTTCTTGGAGTGTGAGTAAAGAACCAGAAAACATTCATCAACTGATGTATGATATAGCTACAGAGAGTGCACCAATCACTCTTCAACTGAACCCTCCACTATCAATTGGTGGTGGTTCCGAGACATTCCAAGAGGGTTGGCAGTCAGGAGTGGGTCTGTTATAGTAAAGGGGTGATCGAGAGGTCACTGCGGTGACTCCCTTGGTAGTTCAGGGTTAGCGGCGATAGGAACTACCATATGACTCGCTAGCTCAGATGGATAGAGCAACTGCCTTCTAAGCAGTCGGTCGAAGGTTCAAGTCCTTCGCGAGTCGTTCAATCCTCTATAGCTCAGTTGGTAGAGCAGGTGACTGTTAATCACCCTGTCCCTGGTTCGAGTCCAGGTGGAGGAGTTAGGAACTTGAGACGTTCCAACCAAAGGTGCCACTAATACTTGGTGGAGTCAGCCCCCTTTGGATATTCGCGGAGGACCTGCGTCTTACTCCATTGCAAACTGTCAGTATACTGGGTGTGATGCCCATATAGTATATGGATAAGTGTAATGTATGCCTCCGTAGCTCAGTGGTAGAGCAGGGCTTTTGTAAAGCTCAGGTCGCAAGTTCAAATCTTGTCAGAGGCTTCGGGTTTACCCGAATTTCCCTTCCGTGTGAAGAGGTCTGGGGGTGTTACCACCCCCACCACTTAACATATATATTAATCAACTAGTCAATTTAAAGAAGTAAAGATTCATGAAAATCTTCCTGGATACTGCTGATACAGATATTATCCGTCAGTGTTACAATACTGGTTTAATTGATGGAGTCACTACTAACCCCACCCTCATCATGAAGAGTGGTAGATCTCCTGGTGATGTATATGAGGCAATCAAAGATATTGGTATTAAAGATATTAGCATGGAGGTTGTAGGTGATTTCAATGAGATGGTGAAGGAGGGTCAGAGACTCCATAATCGTTTTGGTTCTGTGGCTACTATCAAAGTACCTTGTACTGAAGATGGTCTGATGGCCTGCAATTACCTG